CAGTGAAACAACCGTGTATCGTTCTCAACATGAGAACGATTGCTGGAACTTCATTCGTCAGCGTCTCACTCACTTCTCGGCTGCTATTCGTTCTCATGCATCCAAGCTTATGGTAAAGAATGGTATGGATGAGTTCGTGCAGCCTCCTCTGGAAGTAAATATTCTACGAAAGGCAGCCTAATATGATTAGAGTCGTTACCACTCACGGGAAAAATAAAGATGCAGAATTTAAAACATACGACGAAGCAAAGCAATATTGCATTGCTAACAGTGTTGTTGGTTTTATTTTTTCTAGCAATGATTTACCTATAGCTATGTGTGTTCGATCACAATTTTTTACAATTAACTAGGTAGAAAACAGTTGCACTAGTCTCTAGTGTATATATAATCACTATGTGGCGAATGAAAGATATATATTATGATGAATCAATATAAGGACTTCTGGTACAACTTATCTGATACTGATAAGAAAAAGTGTATGATATGTGTATCAGAATTGATATATAATGATTGTATAGGACAAAGAAAACAAATTAATACATCACTTAAAGATTCTTTTGGTATTACGAGTGCAGTAACAGAACAGGAATTTATTGATCTACAATATTACATTTCTGTTTATATGCATCTACAAGCAGCGTTAGAGCGAATAGAAGATAGAGCTATGATATGATTGTATAGTATTCATTATGCATTTTTTGGTTTATTGTGTTTATAAGTAAGATTGTATATTGGATTGAGAACAAATTCTTTAAAAGAGAGGTAACATGAATATTCAGTATCTAGTAACTAAGATTGAAGAAATGGGTATCTCTTTATGGGATGCTCCAGGTTATACTATCTCTATCAAAGATGGTGATGGTAAGATGTATAAAGTCACCAATGTTAAGGTTGATAAAGACAAGCAGGTTGTTAACATTCAGGTAAAACAAGATGGTTGATCTCGGCTCAAAGATAGTATAAATATATGTTGTACCTGTGAAGCGATTGAATAACGATCTGGACTGGGGGGCAGTACCCCACATCTCCACCAAAAGCATACTGGTTCGTTAGAATTAGTACGATTAAAGTGACGTAATGGCGGGCTGCAGACTGTAACCATCTCCGCCAGTATGCTTTTGATGGGGATGAAATAGGATCGACAGGCGTGTAGGAGAGAGTGGAGGTACCGGGCGCAAGCTCCGTTAACGCAAGAATCTAAATAAGTGCTAACGATAACGCACCTATGGAGATGGCACTAGCTGCTTAATCTCTTGGGTTTGATAGTTGACCTCGAAACAGAATAACTATCCAGTGGTACTGGCTGTTACAGTACTAGAGGTTTTAATAGGTTTTTCCTCGACAAAACAAAAAACCTATTTTCTTTTATTAGCTAACCAATTAGTTCGGAGGTATAAGATTTAAAGAATTGAAACATCTAGAGCACAAACATATTATCATCCAAGCGGATGTACTTTCGCCCCCTGGTAAGAACGATCTTAATAAGATGAACGATTGGTTTCGTGATCTGATTGAGAGTATCAATATGAAGATTCTTTCAGGTCCTCATGTGGTATACTGTGATATGGTAGGTAATAGAGGTTTCACTGGTGTTTGTGCTATTGAAACATCACACATCTGTATTCACCTATGGGATGAAGATAACCCTGGTAAGATGGAACTTGATGTTTATACATGTAGTTCATTAGACCCTGCTATTGTGTTAGATAAGATCAGAGCATTCAATCCAGTAAAATATGAGTATACGCTTATAGATAGAGAGCACGGACAACGTGTCTTGGAGAACAAGGTAATTCGATTATGAAATATTTAATTCTTATCGTAGCTACAGCGATCTCATCGGTTGCTGTAGCTCAAGCTTTTAAGAAAGAAGTAACTATTTGCAGTGGATACAATATTCAGTGGCATGTTCCTGAAAAAGTGTATAGTATATCTATACAATACAAAAAGCCAAACGGACAGATTGATGATACGTATAATCTAGATGTTAAGCCTAATTATATTTTTGTGGTGAAACCAGAATGACAGAAATTTTATACTTCCAACCTTCGATTACTAACGCTTCTAGAGAAATAGAAGAGCTAGTATATATGCATGACATTGATTATATTGATGCTTGTATTATGTTTTGTGAGAAAAATAATATGGACGTGGAGCAGATTGCTTCCATTATCAAATCTAATCAGAATATTAAATCAAAGATTCAGATTGAAGCAGAGAACTTAAACTACTTAAAGAAGACTAGTCGTTTACCATTATAAAGGTGATATTATGGATCGTTTCGTGTATACATCAGGTATTGGACAGCCTCTTCAAGCCCCTATTCGATCAAACCTATCAGATTTAATTAGAGAAGCAAAGCAGAAGAACGATTCCACATATTGGAGTTCTATGCGCAAAGTTTTTGAAGAAGATTTCAAAACACTTCCTCTAGATCGTTTTAAAGCTTGGGAGTCTACTCTCTCTGTGCCTATTATGGTGAGAGGTAGACTTTATTACTATATGGGTCGTTCACTAAGCTTAGCTTATAAAGATAATGAATGGTATAAGGCTATTGAAGAGCCTATGGTAGGTATGTCTGAACAAGACTACTATCAGCTATTCTCATTATGTGATGATTATAGAACAACTATGAATCGTGTTCAGCAGGCAGCCCATTTAATTACATGTGGCTTTAGTAAGCAAGATATTAGATCTTTCAAGTCTGTTGTAGAACTTGGTGCAGGTGTTGGTGATATGGCTGACATTATGATCAAGCTAGGATTTGATGGTAAGTATTCAATATATGATTTTCCTGAGCTAAACAATATTCAAAGATGGTATCATAATAAGCTTGGATATGAAGGTAAGGTTTATTATACTGATGATTATAAAAATCTTTGCAAGAGTGATCTAGTAATAGCTACCTGGTCATTTACCGAGATGCCTTTTGAGCTAAGAGAGCAGCTGCTTGAAAGTATTGGTGAGTCAAATAACTGGCTAATAGCATATTCTAATCAGATCTTTGGTATGGATAATAACAAGTATATACAGGAAGAGTTTATTCCTAGATTCAAGAACCATGATATTCGTTTTATTAATGTACCATTCATGCCGTGGGATGGGGGTACAAAGTATCTGGTAATTAGACGTAATGACACCGTTTGAATGCTTTAAGCTTTATATTGCTCTGAAGAATCACTTTAGGCAAAAGACATACTGCTATTTTAAGTACAATAAAAAGGTGAATATTGCGTACTCTAATTTTGAGAAAAGAATAGACAAATACTATTTTCAGAAACTAGCAAAGAGACAAGATTGTGAGGGATATCTTGTCTCTAATTTTGTTATGAATAATAACTTCTGGATTGGTGAATTAAACCATAATCAAGAAGCAGAACAAGTATACAAAGACTGGTTAAAACGTAATCAATCTCTAGAGTATATTTTCAAGGAACAGCTCAAGCAGATTCCTCTTGCATCTTTTCGAAATACCTTTATTATAGACAATAACACTCATCCAGAAATACTGATGATGTACACAAGAGGTTCTATATCACCGGAAACTCTATGTATCTTGGTAGACTGTATTGGGTGTTATTCTTATCTGAACAAAAACCTCAAGAATGATATATTATGGGACTCTATAGGGCTGCTAATACGTAAATACCAACCATTCATCAAATACGATAAGCAGAAGTATAAGTCTATTATCAAGCAATATTTGAAAGGTACATTATGAAAATTACTGATATCAATAAAGCATATGAGTTGGCTAATGATCTAAAGCTATATGAAAATTATATCAAAGTTCTAGATAAGATGAACTATATTGATGAGTTTGAGCAAAATGATGGTATGTCTTACATTACATTCTTGCATGTACCTGTTCGTGTACGAGATATGAATGAGGATATGTTCTACGATCTTCTTAAAGTCTACCAAGACATTATGAAGTGTTTATATGAAAACACCAAAAATGACTTGAAATCCTTTGGCGTTCGATTATAAATATATATGCCCATTGATGGCAAAATACGATTAATACAAACAATACGGAGATAAAATATGGCTAATACATCTTTTTCTGAACTCAAGAAATCACGTCAAACTCAGCTCGATAAGCTGACACAAGAGTTTCAGAAAGTCTCAACACCCCAACAAAATGCTAATACAGGTAAAGACGAAAGACTTTGGGAACCATCAGTTGATAAAGC